ATGAAATCTTAAACGATGGAGAAGTTACAGACCTTACCACAATAGCCAATGAAGTTATTCAAGGGCTATGGGGTAACGGTCAAGAACGTTATGACAGCTTGACAAATGCAGGCTATGACCCTCAAGCAGTTCAAGACAAGGTAAATGAAATGCTTTCATAACAAGTAAAAGCTAGTAGAAATTTTCTACTAGCTATTTTTATATTCTTCTATGATTTTATAAGCGTCTTCATCTGGGTTATCCAGAGCGATAGAGCAGATGGCAGACAAGACGCTGTTCATCTGATTGTATTTCTGTAAGTAGTAATTTTCTAGCTGTTTGTAATTGCTGATATGTTTTTCATATCCAGAAAGTGAAAACGAATGATGGAGATTTATCAACTGCTTGACTAGTCTAGCTTTATCTAAACCATCAGGGTAAAATTTTACAAATTGTGAAAGCGCTACTAAATACCGCTCAAATGAATGTAAGATAATTTCATCAATCGTTATCAACCCCCTCACGCTTTTAGCTGATAGTGAAAGTAAGCTGTAGATCCGTCTGGTTGATAGTGTTGTTCTACATCATATAGATTGTAATAATGTGGCTCAAAACCCTCTATATCGTCCAGTATAGGCTTTAAGCGACTGATAGCATAATCTAATGAAATAATCGGGAAGCCGTCAAAATAATATTGCTTGACGACCTTTCTAACCCTTTCTATTTCAGTTGGAAAAATCTTGTTTAAATCGTTCATTTAATAGCCGTCCCTTCCATGTATATAGCGTTCAAAAGCTGATTTTAAGCAGAAATGAGAATATTTTGAAAATTTCAAGATTTTCACATTTTCAAAGATGATAAGATTATTTAACTTATCATGTTTAAAAGAATTATCATCAACTTGTTTATATCCACGGTTTAAATATACCTGCTTTTCTATATCCAGCTTTTCATCTGGAAACTTATCCACACATTGAATCTTAAGAGGGGTAGACCCCTCAAGAATAATTTGAAATTTTGCTATCATGTTATACCCTATCTATACAAATACACGTTTTCATTTCCACAATATCCAACATATTTGAATTGAAAATATTCTAAAAATCTTTCAAAATCTTCGACATTCAAGGTTTCTTTTGTTCCCTCTACATAAGAGTGAAAACCTTTTTCTTCTAGGTTTGCCTTTCCTACAAAAATACAGATATTTCTATCCGTAAAATCTTGGCTTTTAGCAAGTTTTACTAATTTATCTTTCATGTTCATGCCTGCTTGCATAGTCATCACATATTGATTATTGATAATCATTTTCTTTACCTCCTTAATTAACTTTATGAATTGGTAAAATCACTACAAATATATTTTCATCGCCCCTAAAATACAATCTATAATTTTCATTGTACATAGTTGGTATTGTTGATACAATTTCTTTTCCACCTTTATAGCGTTTTGAAATACATGATAAATATTTAGTAGAGAACCAAGTAACATCATTATTTCCTGAGTCTATCATAGTATAATGGTTATCAGCCTTATAAATAGAATTTATATTATCTTCACGGTTTATAAACGTTTCAATAATAGCTTTTAAATGTATGGTACTAATCCCATTAACCTTAACATAATCATGGATAGTTTTACATAAGTCTTTATCATATCCATCTTTAATAAAAACAAGAATCTGATTATTAGTAAACAAATGATAATCATTTATTTCTTCATAATAAACATTCTTACCATACTTAGTAATCATTTTAATAAGTGTTTTAATATTTAACATTTTTCTTACCTCTTTATCTTTCTGATACCATTATAGCATTTCTTAAAATGTTTGTCAAGAGATTTTTAAAATATTTTTTAATTTATTTTTAGAAATGTTTTAACCTCATTTCTAACTATAACCATTATACCATATTGACAATAATTGTCAATATGGTAT